CACCGACGAGCACGTTGTTGGTGTTGCTGGCTGACGCGGCCACGATCAGGCCCTTGACGCGGGCGAACGTCAGGGATGCGCCGAATGCGTTGGTGAGCCCACCGGCCAGGTCCAGGTCGTCGTTGCTCGACGCGTTGACGGTGCGGGTGTCGGAGAACAGCAGGTCCGCCTGCCCCGCCCCGGTGCCACTGGTGAGGCTGACCCGGTTCCGGTAGCTCAGCGGCGCCGACGAGGTGACCAGGTCCCCCGTCGAGGTGTAGTCGGCGATCGCCTGCGCGATCAGTTGCGTCGTCAGCGCCATGGGTCAACTCCCTTGCCCAACAATGTCGAGGTCGAACAGCGCAGCCAGGTACTCGGTGCCGGCGATGGCGACGCCGTCCACACCGGCGGTGGCGACGCGGACGTGGTCGAACGCGGTGTACGTGCCGGACTCCAGCACCGCCTTGACGGAGCGGGTGCCGGATCCGTCGCAGTAGGCGCGGATGTCTTCCTGCGCCGAACGCTCCGCCGAGCGCCCCACAACGACGATCACCGGCAGCGTCATCCGGTCCATGCCGCGCCCGTAGGTCTGGTCGTACTCGATGTCACCCGGGGCGGGGTTCAGCACGATCCCGGCCGGTGGAACGATCGACGGTGGCTGGTACGCAAAGCACCGCAGCCCGTCGATGGTGTCGAGCCGCGCGGCCACTTCCTCGGCGACGTCGCTCAGGTTCATGCCGCCGCCCACCACCTCAGGTATGGGCCGAGCGACGTGGCCACGTCGACATCAAGCCTCGCGAGTAGCCGTAGCTCCGAACCGGCGTCAGGCGATCCGGCGATGCCGTACGGGGAGTCGCGCCGGGCGAAGAACCGGGACGCCTGAAGGTAGGTGGCCTGTTTCACCGCCGTCGGAACCGACGTCCAGCCCCACAGCGCCGTGACCGACACCTCGTCAACCGCCCCGGTCGGCACCACCGGGGAGTCGAGGTCGAACACCAACGACGTCCACGGCTCACCCTCGGCAGCAGCGTTACGCGGCTCCTTGACGAACGTGGTGACCGCCGTCCCGTCGACCTCGACGACGAGATCGGTAACCGTCATGAAGTCGTCGACATCGACCAGCCACCGGCAGCGGTGCCGGTCGTACTGCCCGGTGTAGAACCGTTCCTCCGCCGCCGCGACGACACCGAACTGGCGGTTGGCGTGCCGGTCGATGGCCCGGGAGGCGGCCGTGATGGCGACACCGAGCTGCACGTCATCGTCCGAGTCGTTGATGCGCAGGAACGCGCGCATCTCCGCCTCGGTGACGTAGTTCGGTGCCCAGCTCACGGCCGCCCTCCCGCTACACGCCCGCGCGCGGCACGCCGAGCACGGTGCAGTGGGTGACGAACGTGTCGGTGGTGCCGTCGGACGTGACGGCGAACCGCAGCCACGGGCGGCCCGGCTGGACACGGACGGAGACCACCGCGTAGTGGTCACCGGTCCCGCCGGCCAGCGTCCCGGCCGCCAGCGACGTGACCGCCGTGGCGGGGGTGCCGATCGAGCCCGAGGAGTCCGGCGCGTCCTGCGCCACGAACGTCAGGCTGTCGGTCGTGCCAGCGGTACTTGCGGTCATGACGGCAACCACTCGGTCACCCGGGTCCCATTCGAGGCCCGGCGCGGCTGTCGTGACGGTCGCCAGGTTGATGTCGTTCGGCGTGCCGAAGTCGTACGCCGTCGTTGTGGCGGTGCTGATGGTGACCTTCGCCGTGCCAAGCACGTTCCAGCCAGCGCCGATCAGGTCCCGTACGGTCATTGCGCTTCTCCCTTAGGCGGTGTAGCCGGCCATGACGGTGTAGGCGTTGGTGTTCTGCCGGGTGCCGTCCGCCCGGGCCCACGCGGAGAACTCGGTCTGCCGGTTCGCGGCACGCGACCACGGGTTGACCACGAGCGTGATGTCCTTGACCCGCCGGATGACGTACGCCTCGGCGAGGTTGCCGAACACGCCCCAGTTGATCCCGGCGCCGCTGGTCAGCGTGATGTCGTCGAACGCCTGGTCGATGACCACCGGGTAGCCGAGCAGCGTCTCACCACCGGGGGAGCCGGCGATGCCCGTGCCGGACGGCTGGAGCAGCGGCCGGTTGTCACCGTCGACCAGCTTGCGGATGGAGGCCAGCGACAGGTCGTTGAACGCCCACTTGGCGCCGTCGCGGTACGCCGGGTCCACGCGGTGGATGGCGTCGACCAGGTCGGCGTACGAGAGCGCGCTGGAGATCTCGGTGCCGGTCAGCCCGTAGACGATGCCGAGGGGCTGCTGGACGCCGTTGCCCTCGACCCAGTGCGGCGCCTGAAGCCGGGCGATGCGCTCGCCGAGCTTGCGGGAGACCAGGCCCTCGATGTCGACGGCGGAGTCCTGCAACAGCTCCCACGACACCCGCAGCGGCAGGCTGGACGCGCCACCGGCCGCGTAGGTGTACGCGCCGAGGGTCCAGGTGCCGAACACGAGGTCGGCGCCGCTGGAGAACGTGCCGCCCTCGGCCACGATCTCGCCCACGTTGGCGGTGTCGTCGAGGGTGACCCACGGGAGGTTGTTTCCGGTGGCTGTGCTGATGGTCTCGACCGCGTTGGCGAGACCACCGAACGCCTTCAGCCGGTCGACCACCTTGTCCCGGAAGCCGTCCGGCACGGTGTAGCCACCCTCGGAACCGGTGCCTTCGGACTGCGCCCGGAGCTGCACGAGGTCGGAGTTCTCCCGGCCGGTGCGCAGGTACGCCTCGAACGCGCGCTCCAGGGTGTTGTCCGGCTTCGCGGCGGCCACATGGCCGACCAGCCCCGTGTTGACGGGGGTGGTGTACGCCTGCTGCCGCGACCGGATCTCTTGCGACCGGCGCGCGACGGCAAGCCGGCGCTCCAACTCCTGGTACCGCTCCGCTTCCTCGTCGGTGAGGTCACGCGGCTGGCCATCATCACCGGCCGCGCCGTCGATGATGGCCTGGAGCGCGGCCAGGATCTCCTCGATCGTCACTTACCTCTCCCTTCCAGGAGAACCCCGGCCCGCAGCCGGATCAGTTGCGACCGTCCACGACGGACAGTCATGGAACGGGCCTCGGTGGACGCCCCGGTGTAGGCGGGAAACGTCACAGGGCTCACGTCGACCAGTTGCTTCACCGACGTGTGGGTGCGCACCTGCCGGTCGCTGTCCCACGCGTGCAGGCCGGGCACGAACCCGAACGACGCGCCGGTGACGTCGCCCCGTTCGACGAGGGTGCGAAGGTCCCGCGCGTACGTGGTGTCGGGCAGGTCAACCTCGTACTCCAGGCCGTGCTCGTCGGCGTGCAGCCGCAGCGTGCCGGCGGACTCGCGTCCCAGCACGTACAGCGGGTGGTGGTTGTACAGCGCCCGTACGTCGGAGTTCTTCAACGCGACGTCGAACGCGCCACGGGCCAGCCGTTCCCGGCCGAGCACACCGAGGTCGGCGGTCTCGTCGAAGACGGCCGCGTAGCCGCCCAGCTTGTCGCCGCGCAGTTCGGCGCGGCACTGCACATCCACCCGGGTCAGCCCGTTCACGCCGCCACCTCCTCGACAGCGGCGGCGGGTGGGGTGGTGCCCTGCGCGACGTCACCACCGGCCACCGGCGGCATGTTGCGGATGGCGCGTGCCTCGTTGAGGGTCAGCAGCCCCGACTCCACCTGCTTGATCAGCAGGTCGATTTCCTGCTCCGGCGTCGGCCGTTCCAGGCCGGCGAAGTCGAACTCGACGAAGCGGGGTGCCGGCAGCAGCCGCGACAGCCGCTCCTCGAACCGGCGCGCCCAGGGCATCAGCACCGTGCGGGCCAGGCCCCGGTTCTGGACCTCAATACCGGCACCCCAGGACGTGACCTTCTCTGTCTGGCCGAGCAGATGCGGCGGGATACCGAACCAGCGCGCGATCTCCTCGACCTGGAACACCCGCGACTGTAGGAACTGCGCGTCTTCGGCGTTCATCTGCCACGGGGTGAACTTCAACTTGCGGTTGATGACGGCGATCTCGGCGGCGTTCTCCCACCCGGCGATCCCACGGTTCAGGCCAGCCTTGATCTGCTTGGCCTCGTCCTCGTCGAGGTCTTCCTCCGGGGTGACCATGCCGGAGATGAGCGCGCCGGAACCGAACAGTTTCGCGGCGGCCCGGTCGGCGGCGACGGCGGTGCCGAGGCTACTCCGGGCGTACGACACAACCGACACCCCGCGCAGGCCGTCGAGGGTCAGCCCGGACACCTGGGTCATGGTGGAGGCGTCGAACTCCTGCCGGGTCCCGTCCGCAAGGGACGCCGTGTAGACCTTGCCGCCCGGCCGGGGGGTCTCGTCGGCCCGCACCCACCGCACGCTGACCGCGAGGGGGTGTATCGGTATGAGGGCAGCGATGGCACCGGCGCCGTTGAAGACGTGGGCCAGGAACGCGTCACCGTGCAACAGCGCGTGCGTGAAGATGGTCTCTTTCCAGGCGAACGGGGTCGGACCGTCCGGGCCGCCCGGATCGTCGAGGAAACTGGTCATCCGCTGCTTCATGCCGTCGCCGGTGTCGCGCAGAGTCCGCAGCGGCAGCGACGCGAGGGTGCCGGCGATCAGGTTGACCGCGCGCCAGACAGCCGACAAGCCAAGGGCGCTTGTCTCGCCGATGGTGACACCGGAGTAGTTCGCCACGCCGACGCCGAAGAACTCCGCGAACGCGGGATCGCTGACGGAGAACGTGGCAGAACGCTGCTCCTGCCGTCGCCTCCACCAGACCATGGGCACATCATATGCTGAGATGCGTATATTGCCATACCATCATCAACGTGAGTTCGCAACCCGGGCCGCTGGAGTCGGCCGTGCAGCGCGCCTTGGCCGTGGTGCCCACAACCGACGCCGACCGGGGAACCACCGAACTCGCGGTGACGTACGCGCGGTCCATCGACGACGGGGGAGACCTGGCGAAGCTGGGGCCGCCGCTGCTCGCCGCCCTCGCCGCCCTCGGCATGACCCCGGTCGCCCGGGCCGCCCTGGTGAAGGGAGGCACGCGTGCCGGCCCCGTCGCGTCGCCGCTCGACGAACTCCGCGCCCGCCGGGTCGCCCGCGCCGGCTGACGTTCTCGGCTCCACCACACCCCGGCTGTGGACGCCGGAACTGCGCCCCCTCACACCGGGCACGTCGTACGGCTTCGACGTCATCGACTTCGCCGACACGATCCTCGGCACACCCCTGGACCCGTGGGAGCAGTGGGCAGTCATCCACGCTGGCGAACTGCTACCCGACGGGCGGCCCCGGTTCCGCGTGGTCCTCATCGTCGTGGCGCGACAGAACGGCAAGACGCTGCTTGCCCGAGTCCTGACGCTGTACTGGATGTTCGTCGAAGACGTGCCGCTCACCTTGGCCACCAACGCAACCCTCGGATACGCCAAGGAGCAGTGGTCGACGTGCTGCGACATCGCGCAGTCCAACGAATACCTCAGCGTCGAGCTTGGACCCAAGCCGGTACGGGCAACCATCGGCGAGGAGGAGCTACGTACGGCGCGCGGAGCCCGGTACAAGATCGCTGCTGCGAACCGGCGCGCCGGGCGGTCGCTGACCGTTCACCGCCTGATCGCCGACGAGCTACGCGAACACTCCAGTTGGGACGCGTGGAACGCCAGCACCAACGCGATGAACGCCGTACCCGACGCGCAGGCCGTCTGCATCTCCAACCAGGGCGACGACGCGTCCATCGTGCTGGACTCGCTGCGTAACGCGGCGTTGGAGTACATCGAGACCGGTGTCGGCGACCCCCGGCTCGGACTGTTCGAGTGGTCCGCGCCCAACGGGTCGGACCCGACGGACCTCGCGGTGCTCGCGCAAGCCAACCCCAACCTTGGCAGGCGCATCGACCCCGACGCGCTCATCGGAGCCGCCATCCGCGCCAAGAATGCCGGCGGGATCGAACTGGCCGGCTTCCGCACCGAAGTCATGTGCATGCGGGTCGCCCTGCTGGACTCGGCCGTCGACCCGGACCTGTGGGACATCGCCGGGGTAGACCCGGCCGACGCGGTGAACCTGGCCGAGCACCGGGACAAGGTGGCGCTGTGCCTGGACGTGTCCCTCGACGGATCCCACGCCACCCTCGCCGCCGCCGCCGTCGTGGACGGCCTCGTTCGCGTCGAAGTCGTAGCAGCCTGGGACGGGCACGGCTGCACCAAGGCCCTGCGCGCCGACCTGCCCGGTGTCGTGGCCCGAGTTCGGCCCCGCACCATCGGCTGGTTTCCGCTGGGCCCCGCCGCCGCCGTCGCCGCCGACATGGCGGAGCGGCGGCGCGCCGGCTGGCCACCCCGCCGGGTCAAGCTTGACGAACTACGCGCCGACGTGACCGCCGTCTGCATGGGCCTCGCCGAACAGGTAGCCAGCGGTGCGCTGCGCCACCCGCGCGACCCGATGCTGACCGCGCACATCAACAGCGCCCAGAAGCTGAAGCGCGGCGACGGATGGGTGTTCACCCGACGCGGCACCGGGCCGGTAGACGGCGCGTACGCCGTAGCCGGTGCAGTACACCTCGCCCGGACACTGCCACCGCCACCACCGCCCCTATCCATCGCGTAATCGCGTGACTACTCCGCGCAAAAAAAGGACAG